TACCGTTACTACGGTATAATACTCTGAAAGGAAACATAAAAGTTTCTCCTCAGAGTCCTGCTCAGGTGCAGCGTTCGAAAGACGTTGTATCTTAGTTGGGCCCACAGGAGTTGCTCCCTGTGACGTGAAGACCCTTATAGATTATAGGGAAACTGTCCGTTACAGTGTATGGCACCTAGCGAGGTTCGGGGGTTTATTCCGAATAATCGCTGGGCAACCAGACAGGTTGACAACCTTACTCCTTGAGAGGAGAGGCTGCGGCTCGATCACTTTAGTGTGATGAAAACCGAAGTATTGGACAGGGGTTTGTGATTTATAATCACATCCCCATCTACTGGTGGCTATGAAAATAGCCATCTAATGTCTGTGTGGTGTTGAGCCACATATATTAATCTTAATATAAACATGAAATCAAAATTTAAATTATTTTATAATTCTTATTTCACTGTTCAGACTATTAGACCAATTGCCTCCTTAGTGTATAAATCTAAGGGTCCAGTAATTAAACAATTATCTAAAGTAGTTATTTCTGCGAAAGCAGTAAAGAATTATTTTAGAGTTATATTGATAGTTACTGGATTAGGATATAGCCAGTCTGGGTATAGGGTCATTGCTGTTTTTATCAGGCGGTTGATGTTTCTTTATAAACATAGCGGTATAATTAATACCGTAAAGTTTTTTAAAACGTCTTCTGTTATGATTCAACAGTCAATGGCAGGTCACATTGAGAAAGATCTGACTCAGATCGCGGGGGTTCGTCCTTCACGATCTAAATCAGGTCTCCCTGCATTGATTCCTTCCGTTATTCGACGAAGAATGTTGAGTAATAAGGGGTTTGCGCCTATTTCAAGGTGTATTCTTTCTTATTTCTCAATCTTTAGAGATATCCCTTTTGTTAAGGATACTATAAAGACCTCATCGATAACTGATCCATATATTGGTTCTCCTTCCATTATAGCTGATCTAGCTAAATGGATCGTCCCTTTTGTAAGGGCCGTTTGGAAATTATCTGACAAGCACCATTTCGGGGTTTTAACACCGCGAGGGTGGTTCTTGAGAGGATATTTACCTAAGGCATTCAATAATTTGGATTCTGAGCCTTTCCCAATATGGAAAAGCTCCCCACAAACCGGTTCGATTGATAGGTTATTCCCGACATTTTCAACTCATCCGAGGGCTTTACATGCATCTGCATGGGCTCTTGATAAGTTTAAGATGACAGAGAATTTTACTCGTTTTGCTGTTTTAATAAACGCAAAATCTGTATTAAACCTATTTCAATCAGCGTTAAAGGTTCCTATCTTAGAACAAGATAGACCTTTATTAGCTAGAATCGGAAAATTGGGTATGGTGAAGGAAGCTGCCGGGAAAGTGAGAGTATTTGCTATGGTAGACGCATGGACACAATGGTTATTGTATCCAATTCATAAAGATATCTTTTCTCTTTTGAAAAGGATCCCTATGGATGGTACATTTAACCAGACTAGACCTCTTAAGAAAGTTCTTAATTGGCCTTGTCAGTATTCATACGATCTGTCATCTGCCACGGATAGATTACCTATTCGTCTCCAAACTTTAATTATTTCCAAGTTGTATAACAATATTGAGTTATCACAATTGTGGGAACGATTATTAGTTGGTCGAGGGTATAGTACTCCTGCTGGAAAGTCCTTACATTATTCTGTAGGACAACCAATGGGGGCATTATCATCCTGGGCAATGTTAGCCTTTACTCATCATTTTATAGTTCAATGTGCTGCATGGAGATCCGGGAAAATTCCAGTCGGAATACTTTTTAGAAAGTATGCCGTGTTGGGTGATGATATAGTTAT